GGCTAAGACGCCACCCTCTCAAGGTGGAATCATGGGTTCGATTCCCGTAGGGGTCACCAAACCAAAAGAAACCTACATACCTTATTTTACAAGGATTGTAGGTTTTTAATATTCTAAAATAGTTGCAATAGAGTTGCAGTAGCTTTTTAACATACATTTTGTAAATGTAATTTTACAGTTTCTAAGTTTGTTTCAATATATACTTCATCTGTAATATCAGAATCTTCAACATGCCCAGCAAGGTATTGAACTACTTCCAATGGTAGTTTTAAAACATGTCGCCAATAAGTAATTGCAGTATGTCTTAATCTGTGTGTTGTCAAATTTTCTTCACAAATATTATATTTTTGGTTCAATCTTCTTAGATAAGCATTAACTTGCTTAGGAGTAATAAAAGTATTATCTTCATAATCCCAAAATAATAAATTATGCATATTTTTTAATTTAGAAGAGGATATAACTTCTATTATACACATTAAATCTGAAAAGATTGATGTATCTAATGGTAAATATCTTTGCCCTTTATCAATTTGTGTTTTTTTATCATAAGTCTTTGTGTGTTCTCCTAAAATAACATTATAATTTTCATCTTCTGTTAAAGTGTTATGGACATTAAATGTTTTATTTTCTCTATCTAAGTCATTAATTGAACGAGCAAGGACTTCGCCTATTCTCATAGCAGAAACAAGTTGCATTTTTATAATATTTCTATACTTGTGATTTTTTTCTTCGTTATCTAATATATCATTTAATTTTTTTGCTTCTGCAAAGGTTAATGATTTAACTTTTTTTGTTATTTTTTCTGATATAGGTTTTTCTAAAGTTTCATCTAACATAATATTAAAGGTTAAAATTTTTCTTGAAGGAGAACAAGCTATGACAAAAACTTTTCTTAACAATCCCCAAATTTTATCAATAGTATTGTTGGCATATTTACTTATAAATGGCTTAGCGTTTTCAATATCATCGATAGTAACCTTTTGAATTGGCTTATAACAGAAATTTTTACAAGTCTTTTTTATTTGTTCAAGGGTTTCTAAATTTCTTTTGTAAGCTCTTGCCTTAGTTTTTTTACTTTTAAATTTCTGTTCTATATGCCTACTAGCTATTGAAACTACAGTTTCGTAACTTTTTTCAATATAAGTTCCTTTATTTAATTGCTCTTTTAATTCTGTTACTTTTGCCTTAAATTCTTTTATGGTTTCATTCTTTTTTTGTCTTATTGCTTTTCTTTTTCCATTAGGATTATGATAATAAAATTCTAAGAGACCTGTTATTTTATTGGTACAAAGTGAACCTTCGCCATTTCCAACACTTTTATTTTTTTGTGTTCTTTCAGATGGACAATATATATTATTATATGTGTTTATATATGGTATTGGTTTGACACCAGTGTCAATTCCATTTGACACAGAAGTCAAACGAGATGACACAGAAGTCAAATCGATTTGACATTTTTGTATATCGTTATTTTTAGTTTCTATTTCTTGTAATAGTGCAGTTTGCTGTTCTTTTGATAGGTCATAAAAAGAAATAGCTTCTAAATCACTCCATTGTTCTTTATAGTTATTCCAATTATTGATAAAATCCATAAAGAAAAGTTTTTCTTTCTTTTCTGCTGGTATTTCGATATTTTTTTCTAAATACATATTAACGCAAAAATTACTTAATATGTGTTCAAATGCTCCTCCAAATCGCAGATAAAATTCTGATTCTTCAAGAAATTCAATTTCTTTTTTTGTGTTTTTGAAATAGTAATAATTTTTCATAAAAAAACTCCTTTCAATTCACACAAAAACTTGAAAAGAGTTTTGAAATATTGTATAATAACAATATCAAAAACTATTTCTTTAGTTTTTGGTGTGTGTTTTATGAAGTAATGCCAGAGGCTCAAATTCTGCATTACTTCTCTTTTTTATTCATATGGATAAATCCAAGTATTTGACATTTTTTATCAATTGATATATATTAACCTTGCCTTTCTCCAAAAGGTAGAAAGGAGGGATAAGCAGATGTCTTCATTCGATTTAATCTGGCGATTAATCGTTTTATTACTATTAAGTAATAGTAACGATGAAAACCAAGAGAACAAAGAATAATCTTTGTAGCAGGGTGACTCCCTGCTTTTTCTTTTTATAAAAAAAGAGATGTGTTGACTAGACACATCTCGGAATAAGTTCTTGTCTTCATTCGAACTTATAAGTTACTTATATAGTAACATATATTCTAAGATATGTCAAATTTTATATTTTTATTCATTCTAAACTTTTCCAATGTGCATAACAACTTTTCCAAGTATTTTTACTGGTGTTTCTTTAGTGTTATATATTTGTGTTATGTTAGATGGATTAGTAGACATAGGGTCTAATATTACAAAATTTTCTTCTTTTCTGTATTTTTTCACAGTAGCATCTTGTCCATCAATTAGAAAAACACCAATTTCTCCATTTTCTAAAGTGTCCTGTTTTTGCACTAAAACTAAGTTGCCTTCTGGAAATCTTAAATTCATACTGTCGCCTTGAACTTTTAAATAAAAGTATTCATAATCTTCTTTCAAATATGTAGATGGTGCAAATTCACGCCCTTCAATATTTTCTACAGCCAATATTGGTAAACCAGCAGATATTTTTCCTAAAACAGGTACTTCAACAGGTACATCAAGTATAGGAAATACATTGCTTTCTTCTTGATATTTGTTTCTTTCCATTGGAACATCATATCCCATTAACCATGTAGGACTAACTTGTAATACTTCTGACAAAATAAATATACCATCTTGTTTAGCTTTATATCTTCCAGACATATAAGAGCTAATTTTAGATTTATTTATGCCAGTTTTTTCTGCTAATTCTACTGGTTTCATATTTCTAATAATAAGTGCTTTTGACAATCTTTGTGCAAAAGTTTCCACTAATTCGTTCATTTTATACCTCCATACAATATATTATAATATCAAAGTTTAGAAATGTCAACGGAATTATAGCGTTTTATAAAAAAAGTTTAGAAAAATAAATTTTTTTTATAAAAAGTATTGACACTAAAAAAAGTTAGTGATAATATCATTCTAGTTTAGAAAACTAAACAACGGAGGGATAGAATGTTTGATTATGCAAAACTAAAAAAAAGAATTAAAGAAAAAGAAATTGCTTATACATCTTTAGCAAATAAGTTAAATATGAGAAAGATAGCATTAGAAGATAAGCTTAATAATTTTTCAGCATTTACTTATGATGAAATATTTAAAATATGCAATATTTTAAATATTAATAAAAATGAAATAGATGAATATTTTTTTACTCAAAAGGTTTAGAAAACTAAACGAAAGGAGAAGATAAAAAATGACAAGTGAAGCTATAACAAGAACTTTATTAGGATATGGATTTACTTGGGAAGAAGTAGAGTACTACATAAGAAATCCAAAAGAATTAGAAAAATTAGTTAATTAAATAGATAGTACTAAAGAAAGGAGGAATTAAGATGTCAGAAGAATTAGCTGAAAAATTAATCGAAGCACTTAATAGACATTCAACAGCTTTAGAAAAAGTTTCTAGTGTAAATATTAAGACAAGACAAGAACTACAAAAGGAATTAGGGTTAGGGAATGAAACAATGCAAAAAATTTTTGAAGACCCAAACTTTAAAGCTCAAAGAATGGGAAGAAAAGACTTTGCTACTGTAGAGGCAATACACAATTATTTTACAAATTACCGACACGAAAGAAACTAAAGAAAAGGAGGAGATAAAAATGTTTTTTAATTTTAAGAAAAAAGCTGAAGCTAATAAAGAATCAGAAAAGCCTGTTAATTTAGAGCCAATGTATGATGATTTTAAAGAAGAATATTCTAAAGCAATTTCAGCAAACAATTCATTATTGCAATTAATTTATACAGCTAACAACAACTATAAAGGAAAGAATATTCTAAAAGCACAGAAAGAAAATAGAGAAGCTATAAACGCTTTAATAGCAGAAGCAATAAATAAAAATTGTGAAAAGAATAAAGAAATTAACGAAAAATATTCAATTTAGAAAGGAATTTATTATGAAAAATCAAGAAATACAAAGTTATTCAAAAGAAGATATTTTTAACATCTTAGAAGAATCAAAAGAACAAGTAAAAATGGCTGTTATGGTAGTAAATATAAAATCAGGATTATTATTAACAGACCCTAAAAAAGCAACAGAATGGAAAGAGCTTATTGATTCTGTATTGGAAGATGTCATTAATCTTATAAAGGCAAAAATAAGTAAATTAGACAACAAAGAAACAAACTGTGAAGATATTACGAAAGAAATTAATAAGGAAATTACTTCAAATAAAAAAATAAATGAATTTATAGATGACCTTATAAAAGGAATTATTTCATAAAACACACAAAAATAAAAAGGAGAATTATTAGGAATATTGATAATTTTTTAGAAAAACAAAGAATTAAGCTAGATTCACAAGAGCAACCTGTTTTTTGTTTATGCGAAGAATGTGGACAAGAAATTTATCAAGGCGAAGAATGTAAGTTTGACAGACAAAGTAAATTATATGTGCATGAAGATTGCTTAGATGATTATATGAAAAATTTTATAATAAACAGAATTGCAGGTGATGAAGATGAATGAAGATAGTAAATACGAAAATGTAATAAAAAAATATACAGATACTCAATTAATCTATGAAGCTTCAATAGTTAATAAACAATACAAAACAATATATGCTCAAAAGAAGGCAATTGAAGATGAAATGGATAGGAGATTAAGAGAGAAGGAAGGAATTTAATATGAGTAAAGAAAGAATAGATTTTGGTGGAGCATTTGATTTATTTACCGATAGCCCAACAATCATAAGACATTCTCCACTTTATACAGTTGAAGATGAGTTACGAATGGAATTAAACAAAAAAGATGCCATAATAAGAGAATTTAGAAAAAAAGCTCAGAAAATAGATATGCCAGAAAAATATATTATAAATGAAACTGTAACAATTTTGTTTTGGAAAAATGGTGAAAAAACAATGATAAGAAGATGTAAAGATGATGAATTTAATCCTAGATTAGCATTTTTAACAGCACTTTTCCAACATTATTGTGGAATGAGTAAAAATAAAGCAAATAAATATTTAGCAAGTTTAGAAGTTGAAGAAACTAAAGAAACTGAAACTAAAAGAACGAAAGTAAAAAAATAGGGAGGTATAAGTATGACTATTTATGAAAAATTATTGAATATACAGAATGAATTGAAAGTTCCTAAAAACCAAAGAAATAATTTTGGAAATTACAATTTTAGAAGTTGTGAAGATATTTTAGAAGAAGTAAAGCCAATATGTAAGAAAAATAATACAGTAATTACTGTAAGTGATGAAATAAAGCAGATAGGTGAGCGTTACTATGTAGAAGCAACAGCAAGTCTAATTGACATAGAAACAAGTGAAAAAATAGAAAATAGAGCTTCTGCTAGAGAAGAAGATAGTAAAAAAGGTATGGATTCTAGCCAAGTCACAGGTGCTTCTAGTTCATATGCAAGAAAATATGCTCTTAATGGTTTGTTAGCAATAGATGATAACAAAGATGCAGATACAGATGAATTTGCTAAAACAACACAAAATAAGGGAACTGGTAAAAAAGAGATTCAACCAAAAGAAGAAAAAACAATATCTGTACCACAACAAAAAAGACTGTTTGCATTATCAAATGGAAATAATGAAGTTGTTAGAAATGTTATTAATAGATACAAATATGAAAAAACAGAACAAATAAAATTGAAAGATTATGAACAAATCTGTACAGAAATTGAAGCAGAAATAAATATGTAGGAGGAGTTAAGATATGAAATTTAAAAAGGGAGATAGAGTAAAAGTTATTAGTAATTTAAAAGTAGATAAAACTTATGGTGGTTTATCTTTTACTGAAAAGATGAAAGAATTAACAGGAAAAGTAGTTACAATAAAAAATGTTTATGGTGATAGTTATTCTTTAGAAGAAGATAGATTTAGTTATTCATGGAATGATGAAATGCTTGAAGAAATAGCACGCCCAACAAAAGCAGAATTATTAAAAGTACCAGTAGGAACAATTATTACAACTGATGCAAAAATGGAATATTATCAAAAATGGATAAAAATAGATAATGATTGTTTTATAAATATTGATGATTCTGATTATTATTTAAGAGGTTATGACATTAATGAAGATTTAACATTAGATACTGATTTAGATTATGGAACTAGAATAATAGAAATAGAAGAGCCTGAGTTTAGAAAAACTTATGATTATTCGCAAGAAGTAAAAGAAATGACAGTTGCTGAAATTGAAAAAGCATTAGGACATGCAGTAAAAATTGTTAAGGAGGAAAAATAATGCAAATAACAGGACAAGTAACAGTTTTTAAAAATGATAAAGGTGTATATAAAATACCAATATCGGGTAAGGAACTTGCAGAAGATGGTGAAGAACAAACAATATTTATGCAGATTAATGCAGGATTTAAAAAAGGTGTGGAAGTTAAAAATAAATCTAAAATAGATATAAAAGAAGCGTTTTTAACATTTTTTAGAATAAAAACAGATAAAGTAAGTGAAATAACTGGAAAGACAGAATATAAGAAGTTCCCTAAAATAATAATAATGGATTTTGATTTATTAGAAGAAGGAACAGATGAAGTGTTTAAAACTAAAGATTATTCAAATTCTTCTGATAATGATTTTAGTAACTATTATTCAAATTCAGATGATGACTTACCATTTTAGGAGGAAGAAATAATGATATTTTTAGCAATACTTTTTATATTTGAAATAATATTTCTATATGCAGTTATGATTATAGGTTTATATTATTTAATTAAATTAATAATAGAGGAGATTGTAGATTAATATGGGAACACATCATAAATCAAATAAAGAAGTAAGAAAAAGAAAGTACGCAGAGCAATTTGCAAAAACTACTCAAAATAAAAAAAGAAAACAAGAAAAAAGATTAAGAAAATTAGAAAAAAGAAAAAATAGGAGGAAATAAATTATGTATGATGATTTAACAATTGGAAAAGTAATAGGAATAGTAGCTATTGTATTAATAGTTATAGGAATAGTAATAGGAGTAGCAAGTATAACAACTGTGCCAACTGGATATGTTGGAGTAAAAACAAGATTTGGACAAGTTCAAGATGATGTAATTCAAGAAGGCTTAAACACAAAGACACCATTTATAGAAAAAATAGTAAAAATAGATTGTAGAACTAAAAAATTAGAAACTGAAAGTAATACAGCAAGTAAGGATTTACAGGAAGTAAGATTAAAAGTAGCAGTAAATTATAATGTTTCAAAAGAAACTGCAAACACATTATATAAAGAAGTCGGAAAGAATTATGAAGATATAATTGTAAATCCAGCGATATTAGAAAGCATAAAAAGCATTACGGCACAATATACAGCAGAAGAATTAATAACTAAAAGGGCAGAAGTTTCAAATAAAATGCAAGAATTACTAGAACAAAAAGTAATACCTAGAGGATTTAAAGTTGTTGATTTTAATATTACAGATTTGGATTTTTCAGAAGCATATAATCAAGCAATTGAAAATAAGCAAGTAGCTGAACAACAAGCAAAACAAGCTGAATATGAATTACAAAAAGCAAATGTTGAGAATGATAGAAAAATTTCAGAGGCAGAAGCAAATGCTAAAGTAATGGAAGTTCAAAATGCTAGCACAACTGAACAAGCTATTAAATTAAAAGAATTGGAAATTCAAGAGAAATTTATTAATAAATGGAATGGACAATTACCAACAACTACAACAGGAGAAACAATACCATTTTTAAACATAGGAAATTAAAAGAAAATATAGGGCTATTCATAAGATTTACTGATTCTATGTGGAGCAATTGAAATAAGTTGAATCACTACTTAAATATAGCCCTTATATAAAACTAAAATTATAAGGGAAAGGATAATAATGAAATGCAACATAATTTTGATGTAGATATAGCCAAAAGGTTTGGAGTATTAGAAGCAATATTGTTGGAGAATCTTTATTTTTGGATAGAAAAGAATAGAGCTAATAATAAACATTATTATAATGATAGATACTGGACTTATAATTCAAGAAAAGCTTTTTCTGAAATATTTCCATACGCAACTGAAAGACAGATTAGAACTGCTTTAGAAAAACTAGAAAAAAATGAAATAATAAAAACAGGAAATTTTAATAAAGCTGGATTTGATAAAACATTATGGTATTCAATTACTGATAAAGGATATAGAGAATTACAGAAATGTCAAATTGATGTTGTTAATATATCAGAAGGAAATGATATTGAACAAAATAATTCTTCAAATGAATTAGCAGAGAATTTTGATAAAATATGGAAGATTTATCCACGAAAAGAAGGAAAAAATACAGCTTATAAGCATTATACAACATGGCTTAAAGGGAAAAGATTTGCAGGTAAAGTTATTAAATTAACTAATAGACAAATGTGGTTTGCAACAAAGAAATATGCAGATTTAATGGTAAGAAATAAAACTGAAAAACAATTCATAAAAATGGGAAGTACCTTTTTTAATGAAGCTATTATGGAATATGTTGAGGAGGAAAAGAGTGAATAAAGCACAACAATTGAAAGAAATATTAACTCCAACTACAGTAGTTCAACATTATTTAGGACAGCCACAAAAAATATGTGGAGTGAATCTAATATATAAAAGTCCTTTTAGAAATGAAAGAACAGCAAGCTTTTATGTAAGTCCTAAAAAAGGAATACATGACTTTGGAACTTCAATGCATTATGACATTATTTCTTTTGTGCAAGAATTGTTTAAAATAGATTTTAAAACAGCAATAGATAAATTATATAGTGACTTTGGAATAATTGCTGAAAATTCAATTTCAAAAGAACTAGAATCATATTTAATAAAAAGAAGAAAGGAAGAAATTGAATTAAATAAAAGAATCAATAAATGGTTTTATCAGACTTATGGAACGCTATGTGATTCTTTAAAAATAAATAAAAAAATAGAATCTCATCTAAAAGGTGAAGCTTTGTCAATTGTTTACAAGATGAATAGTGGATTAGAGATATTAATAGAACTTTTTATGAATGCAACAGAAGGTGAAAAATATGAATTATACAAAAATAGAGATGAGATATATAGAATACTAACTTAATAAGATAAGATAGGCAGGTGTTATATGGAATTTTTAGAAAAAGATAAAGCAGAATTATTGAAAAAAGCACCAATAGAGCCATTATATTATAAGTTTGGAGATTATGAATATAATACAAATTCAAAAGAAAGAGTGCTTTCAGGAATAAACAGATTAGATGAACTTACAAAAGGTTTTGAAATGGGGTGCGTAACAATTTGGACTGGTTTAACAAATGCTGGTAAAACAACTGTTATGACTATGATAACTAAACAAACAATAAAGCAAGGAGAAAAAGTATTTTATTTTAATGGAGAGCAGACAAAAGATGATTTTAAAAACAATTTATACAAACAAACAGCTAGAAAAGGAACAATAAAAGCTAAAAGGTTTAGAAAGACATCTATTGTTGATTATTTTGTAGATGATGAAGAAGCAAAAACATTAAATAAAATTTATGGAGAAAGTTTATTTGTATATAACAATAATGTTTCAAGAAGAATAGAGTTTTTATTAAAAGCAATGGAAGAAGTTAGAAAATCAGATAACGTAAGAATATTTATATTAGATAATTTTATGCAAATAGATACAAGTAGTAATGATGAGTATAGAGAACAGAAGGACATTATGGAAAAATTAAGAACATTTGCTGTAAATAAGAATGTTCATATACATTTAGTGGCTCACCCCAGAAAAACAGATAAATTTCAAACAAGATTAACGATATACGATGTTCTTGGAAGTTCAAATTTAGTAAATAAAGCTTACAATGTTATTTCCATAATTAGAATGGAAAATATAAATGAAGATGATAACGAGTATAAACGACTTGAAAAATTAATGGTAAGAGAAGGGTATGACATAACGGAATCTGATTCTATATTAGAAATTTTAAAAACAAAGGGCGAAAGATGTGGTGTTGTAGGTTTAGTATATGACAAAATATCGAAAACTTATAAGGAACAAATAAGAATTATAACAGATGAAGATTATAAGAAAGCAGAAATAGACAATAAATGTGGTGCAGAATGTCCGTTTTAGGAGGTTAAGATGGATAAGCAAGCAATAAACGAATTAAAATTTAATTACAATTATTTACTTAATAGATATAACAAAGGTTGTGATTATTTATCGGAACATAGAAGTGAAATAGATAAATGGTTACCAAAGTTATTACAAATACAAGAAAATTTAAGTTTAACATTAGATGAAATAATGAAATATGAAAAAGTAGATAAAGAAATCTTAGAAGGATTTAATTATGAAACAAATTGAAAATAAATATATTTGCAAATATTGTTTAGGCTGTGTGGCAGAAGAAATGGAATGTTTTATTCCTAAAGTAAGTTGTAAAGATTTTGTACCAGCTTATAACAATTGGCAAGAAGAATATTATAAGGAGTTGAAGAATTAGGAAATTTACAATATTAGGAAAACCTAAAGGAAAAGGAAGACCTAGATTTGCGAGAGTAGGAAATTATGTAAAAACATATACTCCAAAAATTACGGTTGATTATGAAAAATTAGTAAAAAAATCATTTATAGAACAATCAGGAAGAACTTGCATAATGCATGATGATTTGGATACAGAAGTATCTGTGAAAATAACAGCATATTTTAAACCTAATAAAAGTATGTCTAAAAAATTGAGGGAAGAACTTGTAAAAAATAAAATAGGACATACTCATAAACCAGATTGTGACAATATAGCGAAGATAATTTTAGATGCTTTAAATGGTTTAGCTTTCAAAGATGATAACCAAATAACGGAATTAAAGGTTATTAAACTATATGGAAATGAAGATAAAGTTGAAGTAGAAATTGAGTATATGTAGGAAGGAGTAAAAATGAAATGTAAGTATTGTGGAGAAGAATTTAAGCCCAATACTAGAGGTAGAAAAAAAGCTTATTGTAATAAAAAAGAATGTATTCAAAAAGCAAGAAATGAAGCAAATAGAAAATGGTATGCTTCGAAAATGAAAGTATTAAATGGAACTAAAAATAGAATTGTTGAACAGACAAAAGAAAAGAAAGTTATTTATTCAAGTATAGATAAAATGAATAATATTACGATAAATGAAGATTTTTCAGACATAATTGAATTATCAAGAGAAATAGGTGCTATTAAATTTAAAGCTATTGAAATGATGAATAAATTAAATAGTGAACAAAGTTTTTTTGATAAAGAAGATGATAAATTTTTACATCAAATAGAAGATTTGGCTAAAAAAGATGAGCTATACGAGGAAGATGTTTTAGAAGTAGTAATGAAACATATTAACAATAGACCTAATAGAAGAATCGTAAAAGATAAACAAGAATTGTTAAGAAATTTAACTCAAGGCATAATGTCAAATCCAAATCAATATGTAGTTAATTTTATAAAAAAAAGAAATAGTAGAACATACAACCCTGATAAGAAAATAAATAAATAAATAAGGAGGAAAATAGTATAGGTATGAAGCATATATAACAACTTTAAAAAATGTAAGAAAACACAGCAACGCAGATAGATTACAAATAGGAGAATGTTTTGGAAATCAAGTAATAGTTGATTTAAGCTATAAAGAAGGAGATATAGGGATATATTTTCCTACAGATGGAAAATTAGGTAAAGAATTTGCTGAAATTAATAATTTAGTAAGAAGAAAAGATGAAAATGGTAATGAAGTAGGTGGATATTTAGACTCAGACAAAAGGAATATAAAAGCAATAAAATTGAGAGGTGAAAAATCAGATGGATTATTTTTGCCATTATCAAGTTTAGAGAGTTTTTGCAATATAAAAGATTTAAAAATAGGAGATAGGATAACTACTTTAAATGGAACTTTAATTTGTGAAAAATATATTCCAAGAGGTAATAAAAGTAAATCTAATAGTAGTAATAAAATAACAAAGAAAAAGAAAGAGGTTGAATATCCTTTATTTAAAGAACATGTTGATACAGAACAACTTGATTATAATTTAGGAGAGTTTAAGAAAGGTGATTTATGTTACATAACTTTAAAAATGCATGGAACATCACAAAGAACAGCAAATTTACCAAAACGAAATAATAAAAATTTTATTACTAAATTAAAAGATAAATATTTAAAAACTAAATATGATGTTGTTTCTGGAACAAGAAGAGTAGTTTTAGAAAACTTTAATAATGGATTCTATGGAAATGATGGATTTAGAAAAATGTACCATGACTGGTTTAAAGATAAATTACAAAAAGGTGAAGAGGTGTACTATGAGGTAGTTGGATATGTTAATGAAAATACTCCAATTATGCCAGATGGTAATAATAAAAAGATTCAAGATAAAGAATTTATAAAAAAGTATGGTGATAAAACAAGATTTAATTATGGTTGTGCAGAAGGATTTAATGAAATTTATGTTTATAGAATGACTATAACAAATGAAGATGGATATGTAGTTGAATACCCATGGGAATTAGTAAAAACAAGATGTGAAGAAATGGGTGTAAAACATGTTCCAGAATTAGATAAATTTTTATACACAAATGAAGAAGAAATGATGAAAAATGTTGAAAAAAAATTAGATATAACTGACCCTATAGGAAAAACGCATATCGCAGAAGGTGTAGTTGTAAGAATAGATAATAAAAAGACATTTAAAGCATACAAGAAAAAAGGTTTCTTCTTTAAAGTATTAGAAGGAATTATAAAAGATACGGCAGAAGTGCCAGATATGGAGGAAATACAAGAATGAATAAATATATTTTTTTGATAACAGAAAAAGGTGGAAGAACAAATATATGTGCAAGTATGGAATTAATAAGTCTTCCTAGGTTAATTGAATATTTAAAAGAAGATGTAAAAACGATAGAAGATAATAAGAACAAAGACTGGAGAGAGCAAAAAGAAAGATATGTTTTAAATGGTTGGGGAACAAATGTTAGAGTAGGAAAAATAGATGATAAGAATTTTCCAACAAGAATCCTTAAATATTTAACATTAGAAGAATTTGAAGAAATATTTAAAGAATATATAGATGATATAGAGCCATTATTGGAATATACAACTTATGGGAATAAATATTTTAGAAAAGAAGTATTAAACAAATATGGAATAAAAAGGGGAAAATAAAAGATGAATAATGTAGATTTTTTAGGTAGTGAAGTAAAAATTGGGGATTATGTAGCATTTGCAAGAAATCCTTATTCAAATATGATTTTAGGAAAAGTTGTAGGATATACAAAAAAAGGTTTTCAAGTAATAAGAAGACAAAAAAATGGCAAGTGGGATAGTAGACATTATGGAAATTTCAATAAGGAATACGAAGTAATATTAAGTTACCAATGTGTGAAAATTGATTATAAGGAGGAATAAATGAGTAAATTGTTTATGATGATTGGTCTTCCTGCTTCTGGTAAATCGACTATAGCAAAAGAAATAGCAGAATCAGAAGATGCCGAAATAGTGTCTTCTGATAAGATAAGAAAAGAATTGTTTGGAAATGAAGAAGTACAGTTAGACAATGGACAAGTATTTAAAATAGTACATAATAGATTAATTGATGGACTTAAAGCTGGTAAAAACATGATATTTGATGCAACTAATATTAATTATAAAAAAAGAAGAGCTTTCTTGCAAACATTAAATAAGTTAGATGTAATAAAGGTTGCAATATTGATTGCAACACCGTATGAAGAATGTATAGAAAGAAATTCTAAAAGAAAAAGAAAAGTACCAGAAGATGTAATAAAAAATATGTATCATAATTTTTATATACCACAATATTATGAAGGATTTGATGATATACAAACTAAATATAATAGCGACCATATATTCTTTTTTGATGATTTAGAAGATATTAAACAAGATAATCCACACCATAGTTTAACAGTATTAAAGCATTGTAAAAAAGTAGAAGAAATATTAGTAAAAGAACGTAATGAAATAAATACATCTATTATATTTGCAGGAAGATTACATGATATTGGAAAGCTAAAAACTAAAACCTTTATTAACTGTAAAGGTGAACAAACTGATATTGCACATTTTTACAATCATGAAAAAGTAAGTGCTTATGATAGTTTATTTTATATAAATCTAAGAAGTAGATTACAAATAGGATTAGAAAATGATTTTGCATTAGATGTTTTAAACTTGATTCAATGGCACATGTTATTACATTTTAATTTATCAGAAAAAAATAAAATTAAATACAAGAATATGTTAGGTGAGGATATTTGGAACGATTTAGAAATATTGCATAAAGCAGATTGTGAGGCGAGATAGATGAGAGTAGTAGTAGAAGTAAATGAAGAAAGAATACATAAATGTCAGTATTGTAAAAGTATATTTGCGTATGAAGCTAAGGATATAGACCATTTTTGGAATGATACTGTTAAATGTCCAATTTGTAATTCAGAGATAGAAATATCAATATTTGATAAGAAGGTGGAAAAATGAGTAGAGAAGAAAAGATAATGAAAAGAGTACAGGAACATTACGATTATTTACAAGAAAAAGGTTATGAAATTGTATTTTTAGCATTACAAGGTTCACAAAATTATGGATTAGATGTATATGATGAAGAATATATGTCAGATATTGATACAAAAGCAGTTGTACTACCATCGTTTGAAGATTTTGTATATAACAAACAGCCAGTAAGTGAGACTTTAATATTAGAAAACAATGAACATATTGATGTAAAAGATATTAGAGTAATGTTTGAAACTTATAAAAAACAAAATATAAATTTTATAGAAACCTTATTTACAGATTTTAAAATAATAAATCCTAAATATAAAGAGCAAGTTCAAATATTGTTTGATAATGCAGAAGAAATTGCACATATGAATTATAATCAAGCATTAAGATGTATGGCTGGTATGAGTATGGAAAAGCTTAAGGCGTTGCAACACCCATATCCAACTATTAAAGATAAGATAGATAAATATGGTTATGACCCAAAACAATTACATCATATACTTAGAATGAATGATTTTATTAAAGAATATGTTAAAGGAACGCCTTTTAAAGAGTGTCTTATTTCTAAAAGAAGTTTATATTTAATACAAATAAAAAAAGGAATTTTAATTGAAAAAGATGCAATAGCATTAGCTAAAAAAACAGATATGGAAACAAAAGTCATAAAAGAAGTATATTTAAAAGAACAAGATGAAATAAGTTTAAAAGGAATAGATATTCTAGATAAAGTGAAATTTAATATTTTAAAAAGCAAATTTAAGGAGGATTTGCAGAAGGAGTAAGAAAATGAAACACACAAAAAAACTAATGGAAACAGTAAAGGACTTATTATATAAGTCATACTGGAATAGAAATAGTGATTATGCATTATATGCAGATTATGTAAAAGAAATGTTACCAAGTGAATCGCCAAATAAATATTATGAAATTATGTCACATTGTGAAGCTTATAGAATATGTTCTTTTAAAGCTGTAGAACGAGCAAGAAGAAAAGTACAAGAACAGGCTAGAATAAATGGAGAAATAGAACTTTTAAGTGATAAACAAGTAGAAAAATGGCGAAAAGAAAATGAACAAAAATACATACAAGAATTTGCAAAAGGAAGTGAGTAGAATTGGTAACAGATACAAAAATAGAAACATATATTTCTAATTCAAAAGGTGGTAGAGAATTTTTTTTAGATTATCAATGTAAGTTTGGGGTTTTAAAAATTGAATTAGGAAAAACTAATATTCTTCTTAAAACAGAAGATTTGAAAGAAATTATAGGAGCGATGAGTTAGGAAAAGAACAGAAAAAGATATAATTAAACAAAAGACAACTATAGATAGTAAAAAACTAGAAAACAAAGAGCAACAAGCACAGTTAGTTAAAGCTAAGACAGAATTAGTAAAAAAAGAATTTCAAGATGGTTTAAAAGATGATATGGAACAAAGATTATATGATTTAATATATAAGTTAAAGCATACAGAGACTGGTAAATCTTTAACAACAATAGAATTGAAATCCTTAATAAGTCAAAAAAATGTAATAGGCTTATCTCCCAAATACAATAATACAGAATTAGCAATATTGTTTGATTATTATAAACAATTTATAGAGAAAATTAATGAAATACAAACTTTTTTACCTACTAAGAAGAATTTCTGTAGTTTTGCTGGAATCAGTAGTGTAACATACGATAATTATAAACAAAGTGATGATAGTGAAAGGCGAGAAATAATGCAAATAATAGATGACTATATTACTGATTTACAGCTTACTGCTTCACAAAATGGAGAAGTAAAAGAAATTACCACAATATATAGAACTAAATCAGAACATGGAATGGTAGAAGCTACAGCTCCAGTTGTTATTGAGCATAAGACAGAAGCGAATATTGATAAAATCAAAGCTCAAATAGAAGCATTGAATAAAGGTAGAAGTTTAGAAACAATAGAATTACAAAAAAATGATGATGGAAGTTATGGAGGATAGTTTTAGGAATATTACAGATATACCAGAAGGAAAAGAAAATAGAATTACAAGAGATTCATTAATGTATAAATTAAAGATTTTTAATGTAAGTCAGTTTAAAAAAGAATTATCAAAATTAAAAGAAAAATATATTATTTTATTTGAAAATGATGGATATTATAGACCTAATACAGAAAAAGAATATCTTGATTTTATATCTAAACAAATAGAGGCAGTAAGGGCTATAAATAAAATAATAGAAATAGCAAAAAAAGAAATGAAAGAAGTTTAATAGCTCCAGAATATGCAAATAGATTTATAAGAGAATTTATAATTTAGGAGAGTAGTATGAGAGAAATAGAATTATCAGAAGCAGATAAGATGTTTGAAGAATTAGGGTATAAAAGAGTAAGCTGTATAGAAGGTTTCTTTTTTTACAATGGTGAGAATAATAAAACAGTATTATTTGATTTATATAAAAAAGAATGGTCTGTTTATGATTATGATACTTTAGAACCAAGAGGATATGGAGATAAATTATTAAAAGCAATACTAAAACAAGAACTACAACTTAAATGGATAAACATTGAAGATTATAAAGGGGAAATTAGTTTTATATAAATTTACAAGCAATAAATAAGAAAGTAGAGGAAATGAAATGGAAGAAATAGTAGCTGTAGCAATGAAAAATTTAAAAACAGAAGAAGTTTATGTGAGCAGAAATTCACATTCAGAATTAATTATAATGTTTCCTGATATTTTTAAGAAATGTGAACAAGGATTTTTAACAAGTAAATGTAGATTTGTAGATAGAAAAGAAGCATTGAAAATAGCAAAAAAATATAAACAGATAACTTATAAATGCGTTGATAACGATGAATTGTATTCAGAAGATATATTTTTAAATAGAAAGGAGAATACAGATGTCAAATAATATAGAAGATAAGAAAATAAAAGAAGATTTAGTAAATATTATTAATGAAATATCTAAAGTTGCAGAAAAAGAAGGATATGATGATTATTGGTTCTATTCTCAATTATTAGATGGAGATTATGTATTAAAAAGTTTTTTTGAAGAATATTTTAGAAAAAACGAAGGTTTTGCTTGTTGCTGTGACAAAGCTAATTATGTTTTAAAAGGAATAAAGAAAATGATTGAAATAAAACATAATGTTAAATTACAGCAAACATATAGAGAATACCAAGAAAATGGTGGGGATATAGGAAGAATAACAGAATTAGATAAAATAGCATATTGGTGTCCTACAACGATAAAAACTACTAAAGAAGCAATAGAATTATTTTATAAAGAGACATTTCAGAAATGGAGAATGTAATATATGTTAAATAATATAGAAGAAGATAAAAGATATATACATAAAGTTTTAAATAAAATGAAAATTGATGATGAAGATAAGTTTATGAGTGCTGTTTCAAATGTAATGTTTGAAAACAATAAAAAAATAAAACAATATGAAGATATGATACTTGCAATGAACCAAAAATCAATACCTTATCATACATTACATGATTTTTTAATAGCAAGTGTAGATGAAACTCAAAAGCCAATATGGACAGAGGAACATATTGAAGAAATGTTAGATAATTTTGTAGTGAGGTGGAAGTAGTGAATAATATAGAAGAGGTAAACGACATCTATGTCGGAAACATAGAAGAAGCTAAAAAGTTTTTAAAGAAAAAAATTACAGTAAATGATGCAGTAATAAAAGAAGCAAGAAAAAACGGAGATTTAAACACAATGGAATTAACTAATGATTTAGATACTGAAAGTGAAGCAATAGAAACAGTCTTACAAGCACTAGAAAATAGTATAAGTAAAGATAAAGTAAAAGAAAAGATAGAGAAAATAGATTTAAAAATAAATAATTTTAAAATAGAAATAAATAAAACTTTAAGAGAAATTGAAGAGGCAGGAACTGAAACAGAAATAGATACAAATGAGCAATATCTTGAACATTTAGAAATAGAACTTGAAAGATTAGAAATAACAAAAAGAATTTTAAATGAACTATTGGAGGACAAGTAATATGAAAGAAAAAGAATTAAGTGATTTAACAAATGAATGGAAAGTAGATACAGCTAATCTATTAAGGCTTTTAGCTGAAGATAGTCCAAAAGGCTCTACATTGCTTAGACCACTTCAAGTTTTTCAATCATTATTAATTAAATTAACAGAGCGAGCAATAGAAATTAATGATAAAGAATTAAATAAAATCTTACAAAGAATGTGTTTAGTAGAGAAAGTAGAGGAGTGATTATATGAAAAAGTTTATAGAAAACATAAAAAAACTAAAATTCATAAGATTACCGATAAATGAAGAAACAGGAAAAGAAATGCAAGAATTTAAAAACATGTTAGGTCATACATATAATGCTTACTTATCAGAGTTCACAAATGAATATGTAGTGCTTTATGGAGAAACAGAAGAGGCAGAAAAGGGATTTGAAGATACAATATATAAAACTCTAGTTGCATCTGGAGAAAGTGAAGAATTTGCAAGGTCATGCGCATATGAAGGAGAAGATTCTGGAATGTGTTTATATTTTAAGAAAGAATGTTTTGAGGAGTTGATTTAATTGAGTGAAGAGGATATAGAATGATAACTTTTAAATAGCAGATTAAATATAGTACATTGAAAACTTAATAAAATACCATAGTTTATCAGAATTTTAAATATTTTAAATTTACCTATTGACTTTTGCACCACATAAATATATAATACTTTTGTACCACAAAAGGAGGTGTGTATAGTGGTAAATAAAAAAATGGGTAGACCGACTGATAATCCAAAATCAGAATCAATACATATAAGATTAGACAACGAAAGTATTGAAATATTAGACAAATATTCTAAACAAGAGAGTATTACAAAAACAGAAGGGATTAGAAGAGGAATACAAAAATTAAAAAAAGATTTAAAATAAAAGTGAGTGTTTTGCACTGTCTGGTAAACTAACAAAACACTCAAGTATCGAACTACTTGAAAAAGTAATCCTATAAATATTATAGCATATAGGAATGCCTTTATTCAAGTGGTCGAAAGAGATATTTGAATGGAGGTATTTTATTATGGAAGAATATATGAAATTATTTAAAGAATATATAGGAGAAGATAGAAAAACTTATACAAAAGCAATGTTTAAAATAGCAGGGGCAATATACAGAGGAACAAGAAATAATAGATTTACACTAGATGAAATATTAAATGTTATAGGAGGTGCTAACTAATGGAAGAAATATGGAAAGATATAAAAGGATATGAGGGTTTATATCAAGCAAGTAATTTAGGCAATATTAGAAGTTTGGATAGATATAAAATAACTAAGGGTAGATATGGAGAAATGAAAGCCAAAATAAAAGGCGTTATATTGAAACCTGCTATCAATAAAGATGGTTACTATGAGGTAGTTTTAAGTAAAAACAGCAAATCGAAAACAACAAGAGTAAACCGAATAATAGCGATTACATTTATAGAAAATCCATTAAATAAGAAACAAGTAAATCATATTAATGGAAATAAATTAGATAATAGAGCAGAAAATCTTGAATGGAATACTCCTAAAGAAAATGTACAACATTCAATAATAAATAATTTGAATAAACCAGTAAAAGGCAAAGAACATTATATGGCTAAAAAAATAGGCAAATATAATTTACAAGATGAATTATTAAAAGAATATGAAACGATTGTAGAAGCTGGAAGAGATAACAACATGTCGCCACCTTCTATAATAAATTGCTTAAAGAAAAGAGTTAAAACGAGTGGAGGTTATAAATGGAAATACATTATCTAAAGAATTATTATTAGAATAAAAACTAACACAAAATAAATACTAATCTTATGAATGATAACGATATATTAATTTTATGGAAAACAGGATTAAATAAAAATCAAGTAGCAAGAAGATATATGCAAAGCTATAATCAAAGGATTAAGATAATAAGATTAGATATAAAACACAGACGCGAAAAGTTTATGACATATTATGAAGCTTTAGCAAGAGTAGAAAGAATAATATTGAAAGAAATAAAAAATAGGAGGTACAGATGATAACAAAAAAAGAATTAGAACAATTAGAAAGCATATATAAAGAACAAGAGGATTTAGAAGAAAGAATAAATAAATTAGAATCAAAGCCTCAACAAATAGTACAAGATACTGTAAAGTCTAGTTCTAAAGAATTTCCATATATTGAAACACATTCAACAATTTTAGGATATGAAGAGGATAGTACATATAAAAGAAGAAAAAAACAACTAAAGAAATTAAAGAAAATATATTCTGAAAATAAAGTTAAAATATTAAAACAAATAACACATATTGAGTATGAATTAAAGAAAATTGAAGAGGAAGATTGTGATATAAGAAAAATTATAAGATTAAAATATGAAGATAATCTTAGTTGGGTTCAAGTTATGTTTAGAATGAATTATAACTCAGAAGATACTGCTCGAAAAAAAATTGATAGATTTTTAGAAAAAAATAAATAAATTTCAATTTGTCCGTTTTGTCCGCTTTTAATGTGTTATAGTTGTATTATGAAATAATATACAATTATTATTTCAGAAATGCCATTGCAGTAGTGCTGACTTAAATTAATTTAAGTGGTTCAAAGAAAGTTTGGACAAGCCCAGAAAGCACGTCTCCAATAAAAATAAGTTTAAAATATAAAAAGTAACAGTTAATTAAGTTTAACTGTTATTTTCATATAGGAGAAATGAATGATAGAAGATGAATATAAAAACGATGAAATAAAGAAATATAAAATATATATGTGCAGTAAATGTAAATTTTACAAAAATGAATGTACAAAGAAAAGAACAGTACGAGAATGTGTTAGAAATGGATTAAAAAATAAAGAATAAATTATGTAAGAAAGGAGGCAAAACCAATGAGTGAAGAAAAAAACATAGGGAGACCAAAAAAATATCATAATGCAGAAGAAATGCAAATTATAATAGATAGATATTTTGCCTCTTGTATGCAACTTAAATGGAAAGATGGAAAGCCAGTAAGAGATGCTAATGGTAATTTAGTATATGAATTTTATAGACCATTAACAATGTCAGGACTAGCAGATGCTTTAGAAATGAGCAGACAAAGTTTATTAAACTATAAAAATGAAGATGAATTTTTTGACACGATAGAGCGCGCGCGAAGAAAAGTAGAAATGTTTACAGAAGAAAAGCTTTTTGATAAATCATCTTGTAACGGCTCTAAGTTTAGTCTTTCTAATAATTTTGGCTGGTCAGAAAAACAAGAAGTAACAGCAGAAATAAAGAAAAAATTGGAAGATGTTTTATGATATATACCATAGATTATTTTATTAAGCGAAGAAAAGCTAAATGGGAAGAAGATCACAATATAGAAAGAGATAAAAAATTTAGAGAAGTAATTGCTGATGAAGTAATAACTAATAAAGAATATATAAATCAAATAAAAGAAAAACCTGAAAGAATGATAGAGTTATTTTTTGTTGTAGTAGATAAAGAACAAAATACTGTACCATTCTTTTTAAATTCTGTTCAAAAAGATTTTATAAATAAATTAAATAAAGCAATAAGTGACTATGAAGATGGAATAATTGTTGATATATCATTGCTTATTTTAAAAGGACGTCAACAAGGTTTTACTACACTGATAACAGCATATCAGCTTGCAAGTACAATAATAAATAAAAATTTTCAAGGTTTTACTGTTGCAGATGAAGGAACAAACACAGAAACAATATTTCAAAACAAAGCTAAGTTTCCATACGAACATCTACCAAGCTCATTAAAACCAACAGAAAAGTTTAATAATAAAAGACAATTTTTATTTGAAAAGCTAAATTCTAGTTGGGAAGTAAATACTGCTACAGACAATATGGGAAGGTCTAGAACAATTAACTTTTTACATGGAAGCGAGTGTGCATTTTGGAAACACGGAATTGCTTCAACTCAAGCTGGAATTGGAGAAGCTTTAACTAAGAACTGTATAAAGATATATGAATCTACAGCAAATGGATTTAATGATTTTGAAAAAATGTGGTCATCAGGAAGACATATAAATTGCTTTTATGAATGGTGGCGAACACCAGAATATAGATATAAGTTTAAAGATGAAAAGCAAAAAGAAAAGTTCTTAAAAGTATTAGCAACAGACAATTGGATTAACAATAGATGTAATTGGTTAATAGAAGAAAAACATCTAGAATTAGAACAAGTATATTGGTATTACAATAAATATTTAAATTACATAGATAAGGAACTGATAAAACAAGAATATCCTTGTACACCACAAGAAGCTTTTTTAAGTACAGGACTTTGTTATTTTGATAAAGAAAAAATAATAAAAAGATTATCAGAAATATCTAAACCAATAAAAAGAGGATATTTTGATTATAAAACTAAAGTTATAAGAAACTCTAATGGAGAAGAATATATAACAATTGACAAATACAATTGGATAGACGACGAAAATGGATGTATAGAAATATACGAAGATGTTCAAAAAAGAAATCCTTACGTATTAGGAGGAGATACAGCAGGAGAAGGCTCGGACTTTTTTACGGCTCATATAATAAACAATATGACAGGAAAACAAGTAGCAAAATTAAAACAAAAGTTTAATGAAATAGAATATACAATGCAAGTTTTTTGTTTGGGAATGTATTATAACGAAGCTTTGGCAGGATTAGAAACTAATTTTAGTACATATCCAACTACCAAATTAGATGAAATGAGATATCCAAAACTTTATATAAGAGATAAAGAAGATACATATGAAAACAAAAAAGAAAAGAAATTAGGATTTAAAACAACAACAATTACAAGACCATTAATACTTGCTGAATTACAAACTATAGTTTTAAACGAAATAGAAGAAATTACTGATAAAGAAACTTTAGAAGAAATGCTAAAGTTTATAAAGAATATGGAAAAGAAAGGTAGACCAGAAGCAGAAATAGGGTATCATGATGATTTAGTTATGGGTCTTGCTATAACATATTACATAAGAACACAACAAACTTTTAAACTATTACCAATAGAAGTACCAGAAGAACAAATAGTAGATTATAGTGAATTTGGAATAAAATACGACCAAAGAATGTCAGATGATGATTTTGGAAGCAAAATAGAAATTATATAAAAGGAGAAAGAAGAATGAAAAAGAAAGTATTTAAAGAGAGAAATTACAATAAAGAAGTTAGAGAAGACACTTTAAAAGTTACGACTAAACAAGATTCAATCAAAGACATTAAAAGTAATAATAAAACAACTTCTAAATCGAAACAAAAAAGAAAAACAAATACAAAACCTAAATCAAAGAAGGAGAAATAAAGATATGATAGTTAATTTAATATATTCAATAATACCAGGTCTATGTATATGCATAGGCTTTTATTTTGGTTTCAGAATAGGAAAAGAAAAAGAAATGCCCAAAATTAAGACAATATCTGAAGTAATAGAAGAGAAAAAAGAAATTGCTGAAGAAAAGAAAGAAAAAAACATCATGACTGATTATTTATCAAATATAGACAATTATCCAAATAATCAAAAAGAAATAAGGGAGTAGCAAGGAATGGAAAAAGTAGAAAGAACTACTGACATTTGGGAGCTTTTAGAACAAGGGAAGAATTACAATAGATGGCAAACTTTATATGAAGATAGTGAGCAGAATTATAACTATTATCATGGTAGACAATGGTATAAACTTAAAAGACCTAAAAGCAGTAGCGAACCAATAGTTTTAAATATCGTAAAACCAATTATAAAATTTAAAGTAAATATAGTAAATCAAAATAGCTACGAAATAGTATTTAATCCAAATACATACAACACAGATGAAGAACTAGAGGCACAAAAGTCAGTCTCCAAAGGATTAACTCAATTTGTTGCAAGAATGTGGGAAAAATCACAAACTGGAAAGCAAGTAAGAAGTGTAGTTAAAAATGCCTGTATAAATAGCGAAGGTATTATGTATTTCTATAATGAAGATGATACCATAAAGTCAGAAGAAATAAATAAAAACAATATTTACTATGGTAATGAAAACGAATCTAATATCCAAGAACAACCATACATATTAGTTACCAAAAGAAAAACAGTAAATGAAGTTAGAGAATTAGCAAGACGTTACAAAGATTTAGGATTTAATAACCTAAGTGAAGAAGAAATATTATCAATAGTAGCAGATATGGATTGGAACGAAGAACAAGGAAAAGAACATATGCTTATGGAAGTAAGTCCAAAATGTACTATAGTTTACAAATTTGAAAGAATAAATGGAACTATACACGTAAGTCTTTCTTCTAAAACTTGTGATTTAATGTCTCCAAGAGATACAGAATGCGAGCTATATCCATTTGCACACTTTACATGGGAAGAAGAGCTTGGATATGCAAGAGGAGTATCAGAAGTATCGAGCCTTATTCAAAATCAAAATGAAATAAATAAAACAGCAACAAGAAGAGCTATTGCTGTAAAAATGGGAGCTTTTCCAAAACTTGTATACGATTCTAAGTATGTAAAAAATCCAAGTGCTATATCAGAAGTTGGTAGTGCGATAAAACTTAATGATATGCGAGCAGATGATGTAAATAAAGTAGTAAGTTATTTAAGACCAGCAACGATGAGCGGAGACGCATATAATCTTCAACAAGATTTAATTACAGCAACTAAAGAACTTTCTGGAGCAGGTGATACAGCTACAGGAAATGTAGACCCAACTCAAGCCTCAGGTAAAGCTATACTTGCTGTTCAACAAGCAACGCAACAACCATTAAATGAACAAGTAGAAAATTATAAATATTTCTTAGAGGACTGTGCAAAAATAGTATTTGAAATGATTAAAGTATATTTTGTAGATGGATTAACATTATATTCAGAAGAAGAGACTATAAACGATATAGGGCAGGCAGAAACAAGAGATAAACCTTTTAAAATAAGTATAGATGAATTAAATAAACTGGATATAGATTTAAAAGTAGATATAACTCCAAGAAGTCCATACGATAGATATGCATTAGAGCTAGCTCTAGAAAACTTATTGATAAAAGGATATATAACTTTAGAAGAATACGCAGAAGCTCTTCCAGATGATAGTGCAAGTGCAAAAACAGATTTAGAAAATATAATTAGAAAACGTAAAGAAAATAGGCAAATAATTGCTGCGATGCAACAACAAGCACAAGCTTTAAGTAGTGCAGTAGAACAAGAAATGATTTTACAAGGAGGAATTCAAAATGAAATGTCCCAAATGCAAAATAGTGGAAATGATAGTAACCAAAGCACAAGGGAATCAGTTCCAACACAAATGCAAACGATGTAATTATGAAACAGAAGAAGTTATAAATGAAGATCTAGAAGATAAATGATTTAGAGATAGTGAATACTATCTCTTTTTAGTTGTCTTTAACATTTCAATATAAAAATAAAAGAAAAGAGGTGATAGTTATGCCAAATTTAGGAAAAACAATGAGGGAGACAGCCAAACATTCAAAAGGTTCT